TGTTCAACCAAAGAAAGAGTATAAGAAGTATACAAGTAACGAACTTCTAAATAAGGCGTTGAATGAGACTGTTGGTGGACTTCCAAAAGAAGGTGGTATGGTAACATCGGAACTAGCTGCTCCATCTGTAATGGATAATGTTGAACAAGCACCACCCGTTGTAGCACAAGCATTAACAAAGAATTATTCAGCATTGATGAAGGCAATTGATAAAAAGAAGTCTGGTGGACTTTCATCTGGGTCTGTATCAATGATGTAATATGGCAACATTATATCCAATTGGGTTGACATTACCTATTCAAAATGGTGCTGGAGGATTTTTCAACCAGACCATTTACACTTTGGAACAGGTAAAAACGAACATAATTAACCTTTTGAACACACGAAAGGGAGAACGTCGTATGCAACCTACCTTTGGACACTCATTGAATAACTTTGTGTTTGATCCAAATGACACAACGTTACCACAACGTGTTAAACAATCTTTGACAACTGACATCAACTTTTGGATTCCAGTTGCAACTATTGATAATATTGACATTAAAGTTTTAAAAAAAGAAGACGTGGATATTTATAGATTATACATTAATTTGACCATTTCTGTCAATAACGATCAGGCTCAAATCGAAATGTTTTTGGAAAATAACTAATTATGGCATCGACTACACAGAAAACATTTAAACCTCTAACAAATAAGGACATATCTTATTTGAACAGAGATTTTTCTCAGTTTAAGAAGAACCTGATTGAGTATACCAAGACGTATTTTCCAAAGAACTATCAGGATTTTTCAGACTCTTCTCCCGGTACCATCTTCATTGATATGGCTGCCTATGTTGGAGATGTACTTTCATTTTACTTGGATCAACAGTTCAAGGAAAGTTTGTTTCCATACACCGAAGAACGTAAAAACGTACTAGCATTATCCAAATTCTTGGGATATAAGCCAAAGGTATCTCGTCCATCGTTAACCAACTTCGATGTGTATCAATTGGTACCATCAATTAAAAACGATGTGGGTGAATATGTTCCTGATGAAAAGTATACTCTACGTATCAAATCTGGAATGCAGTTAATTAACAGTGCTGGAGTAGCATTTGTCACAGCTGATGTTATTGATTTTTCTATGGATACTGTTAATTCTCCAAGAGAAATAACGGTAAGTTCCAGAGATGAATATGGTATTCCACAGTTCTTTTTGATAAAGAAAACCGCAAACGGAATTTCTGGACAAATTGTAACTAAGACTTTTATTGTTAACGAAAGTACTCCATACTACAAATTGTATTTGGATGAACCAAACGTTCTTGAAATTTTGGATGTACGTGATCAAGACAACGTACCTTGGTATGAAGTTGAATATCTTGCTCAAGATATTGTGTTAACATCATATGAAAACGTATCTTTGAACGATGATCGATTCATTCAATATCAATCGTCCGTTCCCAATATCGTTAAGTTGTTGAGAACTCAACGTAAATTTGTTACAAATATTGACCAAAACAATTTGACTTATTTAGAATTTGGACCGGGAAATCAGGGTGTGAATGATGAAATTGTTATTCCATCAGCTGAAATTCTTGGTGTGAGTTTGTCAAATTTGAACAACTTGAATGTCAATATTGATCCGTCAAACATTGTTAATTCTGATTCGTTTGGTGTGTATCCTAAACAAGGTACTCAATTTACGGTCAAATATTTGGTTGGTGGTGGAGTTGAATCAAACAGTCAAACTGGAGATATCAACAAAATCGTCAGTGTTGAATACGAAAATGACATCTCGATATTGTCAAATGCAGAACAAAGTTTGTTTCAGGTAGTACGTAATTCATTGGCAGCAGAAAACAATGTTCCTGCTGTTGGTGGCGACGGACCCGAATCAAGTGACGAAGTTAAACAAAACGCCACTGCGTTTTTTGCAGCTCAAAATCGTGTTGTGACTGCTGATGATTATATTGCTCGTAGTTACGCTATGCCCGCCAAGTTTGGATCCGTAGCTAAAGCAACAGTAATATCCGACAACAACTTGAACGCTAATTCTATTGTCGATGGACAGTTGACACAAAACAATGAAGTGATCAGCAATCGACAAATTAGTGGTAATCTGAAGAATCCATTTTCAGTTAATTTGTATTTGTTGAGTTATGATGAAAACAAAAACTTGACAAAACCAAATCAAGCATTGTTGCATAATCTTCGTCAATATTTGAGTAGATATCGTATGATGACTGACGGTATCAATTTGATTGATGGTTATATCATCAATATTGGTGTGGACTTTAAGATTGTCACTTACAACAATTTCAACAAAAAAGAAGTGTTGGCAAATTGTGTACAGACCATCAAGGATTTCTTTAATATTGATTTGTGGGGATTCAATCAACCAATTAACTTGAGTCAATTGGAATTAGAAATCGCCAAAGTGGAAGGAGTTCAATCTGTTGCGTATCTGAAGATCAATAATTTGACATCAAGAAATGGAACGTACTCGGATGTAGAATATAACATTGATGCTGCAACCGTAAATAAAATCGTTTATCCATCTCTTGATCCATGTGTATTTGAACTTAAGTATCCAGACGTAGACATAAAAGCCACCTCAGTATAATATGCATATTTTTATTTTTCCATCCAAAGATACATACATAACGAACTTTACCAATTTTGAAAACAAAAATTTTGGTATAGACGAGTTGCTGAATATTAGCACTGTAGCTTCTAGTGTCAAATCTGTTGTCAAATATCAATCCGGAAGTTTGGATTCAAACGACTATATTCTCAACAATTTAGTCAATTTTAATGGTACCGTCATTGGATATTTTTCAGGAAGTACCACAAATGTAATTATATCTGATACATCCACCAATACATCCATTGTATATGGATCAGTATTGGCATATGCAAATCCAACTTCATCATGTGCTGATTTCACAACTACAAGGTTCACAGGTAATGTCACGGGCAGCGTCTCAGGCTACGTTTCAAGCGCTTTGTTGAACGGAACTACATATACAACTCAAACGGTGTCATTGACCCGTGTAAGCGGAAGTGTGACGGAATTGTCAGGAAGTGTGTCTGGATCAACGGTGCGTGGAAATGTATCGGGTAGTTTAACTGGTATCGTCACAGTTCTATCGGGCAGTTTATACGGAATTTCTGGAACCTTGGAAGGGGACATATCTGGTAGTTACAGTTACTACAATCCAAAGTTTTCTTTTAACACCTACTCAAAATTTAGTAGAGCGTTACTAAAATTTGATGTATCTGCTATATCCAGTTCAATTTCATCCGGGGACATTGTTGATCCAAAGTTTGTTTTGAATATGAAAGTTCTGAAACAACAGGAACTTCCATTGACATATACTCTTTACGCTTATCCTGTTAGTCAAAGTTGGGAAATGGGTAATGGAAGATTTGCTGACAATGGATCAACTACCGGAGCAAGTTGGAATTATAGAGATTATAGTTCTACAGGTGGAACACGTTGGTACCCATCCAATCCAACAAAGGATTTGTATGACTATTTGACCAACGAATCCAATAAATCTATAGCATTTGGAAATGGTGGAGGAACCTGGCATTATTCTGTGCCAAATTCAGCCACGGTATCAACTTCTAGTTTTTGTTCAACTCTTCATACTGGAAGTTCATTGATTGCTTCACAGAGTTTTGGATACGAATCATCTGATATCAAGATGGATGTTACTCCTATCGTTAAATCATGGATGTGCGGTTGTGTTCCAAACGAAGGATTTATTCTATTGACATCGGAAGAGTTAAACACTCAAAACGTCAGCAATGGAAATCTTGGGTTCTATGGTAAAGAAACCAATACTATTTACACACCATATGTTGATGTTGTATATGATGATTCAACATTTGTCACCGGAAGTTTGAGTCCAATTACTGATGACACTCAACTTGCTGTTGTACTAAAGAACGTTAAAAAGGAATATAAGAGTAACAGCGTTGTAAGAATCACAGTGTTTGCTAGAGAAAAATTCCCACTAAAGAATTTTGTTAAGTCAACACAACAAACCGCATATTTGACACCAAAGTATTTGCCTGAAACTTCATACTATTCGATTAAAGATACTGAAACCGAAGAAGTAATTATTGATTTTGATGAAGGTACCAAGTTGAGTTGTGATTCTAATGGTAATTACTTCATGTTGGACATGTCATGTCTACCACAAGAAAGATACTTTAAAATTCTTATCAAGACAGAATTAAATGGTGCCATTGACGTATTCGACAATAATACTTATTTCAAAATTGTAAGATGATCACAGAAACACAAAGTTCATTTAAACGGGATGGATCATATGATAATCAATTTGACGAATTTGGTAATTTGATTATTGTCGATTCTACTGAGAAATATTTTGCAGTTACATTAACTCCAGATGTTTACGAAGTTAACTCTATAACCAACGTCTACGATATCAATATCTCCGAGTTCAAAGATATTGAACCAAAAGAAGACGTAAAAGTTACTACGCTCAAATCTGAGAAAAAGACACTTCAAGATAAAATCACCACTTTAACTACCGAATTGTCTAAAATTAGCAATTCGTCGGGTAAAGATGCATTGATTTCTGCTAGTAAAGATACCATCATTCAGTTGCGTATTAAAGCCGGAGAAGGTAAAACGGTTAGTGATTTTAACACCGTGTTTCCATATCTTCCATTGAAATCTCAAGACGCAATTCAATCCGATGCATCATCTACAGGATTGGGATCTGGCACAGCAAATACTAGTACCACAGACGTTGTTACTGCACAATCTAATACGGTGTCTACAACATTAACTGGTGCTCAAGCTGGTTTGATACCATCAGAACAGTGTCAACGTCAACAAGATATTCAGCTTTCTCCACCATTGGAGTTTTTGGTTCCTGCTCCTACCACATTGAAGCCGGTTACACCAGTTTCAATGCCTGTAACTACTTTGGCGGTCACACCTTCACTTCCTGTACATCAATTGGCGGTACAAAAGGTTATTCCACCAATCAAAGAATGTAAGGAGTTGTTTTATTCATATGGCAAGTATGATAATATTTGGCCTACATATGGTGTCGGTAAGAGTCCATTGATGTATGCGTATGGTGTTTACAGTGAAAAAGTAGGTGAGTCATTTCAGACCGAATCATCAGACACGTTGAGTTATCAAGTTTATTTTCCATACACTGGAACATATACGTTAAAATTTGCTGCTGATAATAGTGGATATTTTGCAATCGATGGTGTGAATCAAATTGATTTAACAAATATCACTTCACAGTCGCCGTTTTCAGCACAGTTGGATGTGTATCAAAATGATCATCCTAAGAATGTTCAACTTACAGAAGGTTGGAAGACTGTTGATTTGTTCTATAAAAACTGGGGTGGACCACATAGTGTTGCTGCTGTTATTATTTACGATGGCAGAATTGTGTGGACAAGTCGTAACGCTTACAATCAACAAGATTATAATAACTGTCGTGGACCCGTTGAAAATGTGGGTCCGTCTGAAGATTGTGTCAATCCAATCAGTATTTTCAAGTTCCAAGGAAATGTGGATCATACGTTGAGAATTACTTTACAATCTAATAAGGTAACATATTCTAATGAGATATATCGTGGAACTTTGCCCAGAGTAGTAAGCGAAGTGACCAACAATGGTGTTGGTCCATATAATACAAACTTAGTGTTGAAATGGACTGGTCGTGGTGAAGTCAAAGTATCACAACAGCCAAATTCTTCAAACAATTACACAGCAATTATAGACATTTTCGATGGAAGAAGTAGCGAGGCAACATACAATGTTGAAGTTCTTCAACTCAAGTGTTCAAGACCACCCGCAACACAATTAAGTGAACGTAATAATGCAGGAGGAACTCTTCAAACTTTCGGGTCAACAGGAAATGTACAGATTAGAAGACTTCTCAATTGATATATATTGATAGTAAATATGGCATATCCATTTCCAACTACCACGGAGTTCACTGATCAGGTAAATAGTTCATCTTATTTACCAACCGAGATTTCATCTCTGATGAAGAAGACTCCTCCGTCATCAGAAAAGTTTTACGGATCACAAATTGACGATTACATTGAATTTTCCGTCTTTGACGTTGAGGATAATCTTAATACTTGGCAACCAATTTATCAACCTTCGAACTTTCAATCTCGTAATGTTGAATATCAGGATGCTCAAAATAATACAATATCTGTAACGTATCAGGAGTTTATTCCAACCTTTACTCTTTACAACAACTCCAAGATTTTGTTGGATCCACGTGTGGATCTTTCACGATATGGCATTCAAAATGGAAGTTATAAGGTCGTTTACAACTTTTTGTCGAACATTGTTGGAAGTGCTGATAAACAATGCTTTATCATCAAACAAGTTTCTCCTTCAAGAAAAGAAATCAAAACTTCATTGATTCTTGACAAGGAGAATTTTAACCAACAAGACAAAGTTGATTTTCAAAGTGAGTATGACTGTTTTGTGTCGGGTAAAATCGAATGTCGGGATATCATTCCATACTTCGAATATTATCTAAAACAAACGTATTTATTGAATTTTGTCAATACTGCATCAGACAGTATTTTGAATTCATTTGATAAGGCTTATTCGGTAATCGGAAGCGACGGACTGTATAAGTTAATGAATGAGGTTTATAACGGATTTGTTATTCCAGCAACATCACTTAATGGTTTGGCAAAAGATATTAATTTCATTGGTATTTCTAGCTACATCACTACATTTTTGTATGAAAACTATGCAGAATGTTATTCATACGATCAATACGTTAAAATTTTAGACACTATTGTATTAGAGACTATTAAGATACGTCTAAAGAATATTCATGACGTTGATGACAACGATACAATCGTATGTTATTCTTATTTGTATAGCGTTTTCAATGGACAAATTCAACAGTATCTATCGGATATCAAGTTTGAGTACGATAAGAAATACGTGGGTCCGTTAAAGAACTCTATCAACCTTGGTCAGAATCAATTGATTAAGATTCTGTCACAAAAACAATTTTCAGATGGAACTCTTGTAATCAAGTTACAAGAAGCTCTACCAAATACAATTGGTGTTAACAGCACTTTTTGGATTGTAAATACTTCTTTGAGTCCGGTTGTACAGGATATTGTATTGGTAACTATTCCGAAGTATAACACGTTTGCTATCAAACCTGCAAATTTAAATTTGAAGGTTAATGATAAAAAGACATCTTTGTCAGTTGAATATACTCAAACTGATTCAACTAGTGTTGAAGACATTGACTTGATTTTGAAACAACGGTTTTCAAATATCAATGTAGATTATACCAACTTTGAAAACTTTGTTGTCTATTCATCTGCAAAAACTCGTATCGTCATTTATAAAAACAAATTGATGTCGATCAATTCGAAGAATTCTTCGATTAGTGAGTTGAACGCAGCACCATATTCTGATCAGTATACTGTACAGAAAATTGATCAGTTAACAAAAGAAATCAATGACATCAAACTTTCATTTGATGGATACGAATACTATTTGTGGACCAACGATTTGTACAACAATGTGGATCGTTTTCCTCAATCATATGAAGATGAAGCTGATGAATATGATGCAAATAACAGAGACAATTTGATTAACAATCTGCCAACGTATCTTTTGTCAGATGTAAATAACGACGACTTTTTGATTTTCCTATCCATGATAGGTCATCATTTTGATAACATTTATATCTACATTGATAAGTTCCCGATGTTGTCATTCAATAACTCTGGTGTAAATACAACTATTCCAAACAAAGTGTTGGATGGTCTATTGTCATCATTTGGTTGGAAAATGCAATCGTCGGTCAATGATGCAACATTGTTGTCTAATTACATTGCTGGAACCAATTATGCGTCTATCGCTGATAAAACCAACATAATTAACAATCGTATTTTAAACAGTCTTCCTGCTATATTAAAGGCAAAAGGAACGGTTGAAAGTGTTAAATTGTTATTGGCATGTTACGGTGTTCCCAATAATATCATCAACGTAAGAGAGTTTGGAGCATACTCAGATGTATCACAGTCAAGATATACCTTTGACAAGAATGTATATTTATTAAACCTTAACCCACAATCTTATATACTCACTCCTTACAGTGAAGATATTGATACTGTAGAGTTTAAGTTTGCATTTAGCAACAGATATAGCAAAATGTATGGTCAATTGACCAAAATTGATTTGCTTAGAAAGTATCCAGATGGTTCGTCTGGTTATGACTACAGAGTTTATGCATATAAAGAATCGTTGAACGATAACGGCAAAATTGTATTTGAAATCGGGGATGAAGAAATTTACTCTGATTCTTTGCCAATTTTTGATGGAAACGTATATAGCGTGATGATACGTAAAAATCATCCATCATCATACTATTCACAATCTGCAAACATTGACGAAATGCCCACCATGTATGATTTGGTTGTGACGATCAATGATGAGGGTGAAAACAGATTAAAGTCGATCAATTCACAATTGTTTGAATATCAACAAAATGTATCGTTCAGAAGCGGTACAGCTAAGTTTTTGAAGTTGGGATCTACAGATTTTAGTGGGTCAATTGATAAATTGAACCTATGGAAAGTTCCAATTTCGTTTGACAATCTCACTGAACACGCTAATAACTTTGATTCATACTACGAAACAAATGACGCATTCATAAGAGACAATCTGTATTTTAGATTGGCTTATAATTATCCACGTCAATTGAGTACGTCGGTTGAAACATACACATACGAGAAGAGCGGGTCAATGCCTGGCGGAACTGCATTGTATGCCTATTTGTACAATCTCCCAACTGTATCTGTTGGATCTGAAACGACATACAACTCGTTGTCTGAAAATCCAGATTTGTACGATGATACGTTGGTCATACGTTCAATGTATTCTGGTAGTTATTCTACCAGTTCGTTATATCCGTATGCGAATGTATGTCTTGACGAAGTATCTTCTGCGTTTCCATACAACTTTATTGAGTACAGTGTTAATCAGTCTTACAGAATGTCAAACTATGGTCCTAACTTGTTGTGGAACAACAAGATTGCAGTGAAGGATCATCATAACACTTCTGCTTTAACACCGTTTGATAAAAATACTCCATTTAATACAGATACCGATTCTCCGTTGGTAGGCATCTTTATGTCACCGGTATCAAGTAAGAATGAAGAAATCTTGAGATACTTTGGTAACAAAGATGTTGTTGGAGAGTTGGGCGATCCACGTCAAGAGTTTTCTTCAAGTTATTCAGTATTGGAAGATATGAGAGCATCATATTATTCTGATGGATCGCCAAAAGCAAGTGGACGAATTTTGTATCAGGAGTTTACTAGTATTTATAAGTTGTACTTTGATTCTAGTATTTTTGAATCGATTCGAAATGTGGTAGCTGCTCGTAATCAATTGTTAAACGGCATTTTGATTGAACCAACAATTTTGGAAAGAATCAAGTTTCCTCTTAAGCCAATTGATAGTGAAATCGTAGAAGAAACTGTAGAATTTACAAATTTAGTAAGATCCAGTTCTGCTGATAACGTTACTGTTTGGAGAAACGATCAATACCAAACACAAACTTCTAGCAGTTTTGGTCAGTTTGTTGATAAGAAATCCATATCAGCATATCCTGTATCACAGTCATTGATATTGCAAAACAACTTCCAAGGAACATACAGTTATATTAATGATGTAACTTCATATGAAGAATTGTGGGTTGAAAGTACATTGGACTCGGGTACAGGATTTGGTATTATCTATGTTGATGTGTTAGGTTCTGGATCAAACTATGAAAACATTTCAGAGTCAGTTCCACATTATACATGGATGATTCCATATAGTGCTTCCGTACAAGAATACAACTTTATGGGTACAATCGACTCATATACGAAGATTTTGAACAAACTTTCAATCGCCAAAAAGGATACGTACAGTGCATATCCGTATGAACCAGCCACGATTTTTAGAGGATCAACTCAAAATTTCTTGGGAACCAGACACAATCCTATTCGGTGGGATTTGAGTATTGCTGTATCTGATGATGGCGTCAAATACGGATATTTTGTTAAATCAAAACAGACTACTAATTATACTGTGGATTCATGTGGCAACCCAGATAAGAGTTTGCCAGTAATTAGTACCGTTGTAACTAATACTTCTATATCAACAGGAAACAACGGAGTTTTGACAGTTCAGTAAAAAATAATAAATAAAAAGACAGGTAAAACAATACTTATAGAAAAGAAAAACACATATGGCATACGTAGATAACAAAACTATAACTGTAGATGCAGTTCTAACAAAAAGAGGAAGAGAACTGTTGGCACAGACCGGTAATTTGAATATTACTTCATTTGCTCTTGCCGATGATGAAGTTGATTACAACTTGTACAATCCAAATCATCCACAGGGAAGTGCATACTACGATATCGCCATTAGAAACACACCAGTGTTTCAACCACTGTCTGACGAAACTCAGACAATGAAGTACAAGTTGGTCACACTTGCACAGGGTGTAACATCGATACCTGTAATTAGTTTGAACATTCAATCGATTGACGTTCAAAAGGATAACAAGTCTGACAACGTTATTTCGCCAACAACAAATCCAGCATACAATTTGACTTTGGGTTATACTGCCATTTTGTCAAACAAGAAGTTAGGAACCTTGGTTGTAGATCAAACCAATTCAGCAAATACCAGTACCAGTACGGTGCCTTCATTTGCTAATGACTTGATCAGTACCACATCGCAGGTTGTAGTTGGAAATAGATTTAAGTTCATTCCAAACACCTCATTGACAGTAACAACATCTGCTACAATTACGGTGGTAGGAAACGAAAGTGGTGGATCTATTACTATTCCAGTAACAGTGAGAATTTCTTAATTATATGATTTATAAACAATTTGAACAATCTGATATTGTTGCCGGAAGATCTACCAAGGTATCAACTGGTATGTTTAGTACTGGTTCACTGTTTCAGATACAAAGCAGTGTAGCAACAGGAAGTCTTCAAGCCACCATTTCTGGCTCCAATAGATTTGACGTATATAATGGATATTATTACTTGGATGTGTATCCTACTTTAGGTGCTACATCAAGTTCTAATGATGCATTGTTTAGCGTTGCATATGGTAATGCAAATGGTTACGCAACCAGTTACGATGAGTATACAAACATCAAGGTCAGTCCAACCAAAGCTATTTGGTCACAGTATGTTAACATCTTGAACAACGGTGAAGCCTTTTCTGTCAAGTCACAAACGTCGCCAGCATCATCTGTGACATCGGTATCTCTTTCAACGGATTTTGTTGTGTTGTCATTCAATTCTCAAAAACTCCGAGATGGTATTGACGCTGGGCAATTTCAACTAACACTAAAGAATGATGCTAGTGCTAGTGCTCAATATGTTCGTTTAATCGATGATTCTTCAATTACTGCCCAAAGCGGATCTGCTGGATATTACAATTTGATCTTGGGTCAATACGATGAAACCACGGGTGCTGCGTCATACAATAACTACACATCACTAGCAACTGGATTGTTGAGTAGTGCTGGTACTGCAAATTATACTGGTAATAAGAGTGTTGCACAATATCATCCTACAACCGGTATTGGATTGGTATTTCCTAAGGCGGGTATTGTGATTTTGAATGCTGAATTTTTGAATTCAGTAACTTCAACCACTGCAAAAATTACGATTCCAAGTACCGGAACAAGCGGTAATGCTCGTACAAATGCCCCTGCTGCCGGAACGTATTTGAACAACCAATTGTATAAAGAAGCGGTGTATAATCTTATACGTGCATCATCTGATAATATGAGGATACGACGTAGTGAATACGTTCCTTCACGTCACTATTTTGTACGTGTAAAGAATCGTGATTTTAACTATAGTAACAATCCTACTTTTACGTATTCTACAGCTACAACTGATGCTGTTACTGGTGAAATTCGTCAACGCGGTGATATTAAACAATCAGACTTTTTGACTGATCCAAAAGTGTATCCTACTTCAGTTGGATTGTATAATAGCAACAATGAACTTGTTGCCGTCGCTAAATTGAGTAGACCAGCACAAAAGACCTTCTCTAATGAACTTTTGATCAAAGTACGCCTGGATTTCTAATTCAATGATAAAGTCTATACAGTCTAATGAGATTTTCAATACACCTTTTAGTTCGAACAAATCATGGACACTAAGTGCTTCCAGTTCGGTCCAAACGGTGGAAGAAGGTTTTTTTGTCAGTAGTAGTTATAACTTTTTTGATTCTGCATCAGCTGCTCAGTATGGATTCGTTGTTGATGAACAAAATACAAACGGATCGTATAAACGACTCGTTTATCAATTGGTAAAAAATGCGTATTACAATCCAAACATAGCGCAGTCATTTGGATTGGAAACGACAGATACCGATAAAGTTGTAAAAATACTACAAAATACTTGTGTAAGAATTACTTTGCCACGAATCTATTTTGGCGAATCAATATTACGTGATTCTGTTCTTTTGATTGATCGTTCCAAAGATAAAGACTATACAATTTATGATGATACATACGGTAACTTGTATGTTGATGGAACGCATTTTATAGACTATACCGATACTACCTCTAGTTTGTATCCAGCTCCAACTGTTAATTTTACAGCAACACCTCTTTCAGGATTTGCACCGTTTTCAACAACATTTACTCCTATTGTGTCCGGAAACGTCACCGAATATTTATGGGATCTTGGAGATGGTAATACATCCACTTCATCAACCTCATTTACCCACGTATATGTTGAACCTGGCACATATACCATTTCACTTACTGCCACTGGATTTGGTGGAACATCTAAAAAAACCAGAATAGGCTATATTACTGCTAACGCTGTAGTACCAGTTCCAGTCGTGAGTTTCACCGGAACTCCATTAAGTGGATATATTCCACTTTCTGTTACGTTCGATAACAACACAACGGGTGCATCATCTTATGTGTGGACATTCGGAGATTTGTCAGGAAGCGTATCTGAAAATCCAACTCATATTTATACATCTGCTGGTATTTACGACGTAACATTAACTGCACTTAATGCAGGCGGAAGTACGACATTAACAATTCCTTCGTACATTACTGCATTGACGGTTCCAGCTCCAACTGTCGATTTCGATCAGACTCCTATTACGGGTATCTACGCTTCTATTACGACAATTACTTTCACGAATTTAACAACGGGCGTTGGTCCAATTACTTACTTGTGGGATTTTGGAGATTCAACCACAAGCACGTCAGAAAATCCAACTCACGTATATTCTACGTCAGGAACTTACACAGTAACACTTACTGCAACAAATGCAGGTGGAAGCGGTACAAAGGTTAAGACCAACATAATTAATGTTTCATCCGCTATTGTTCCAGTTGCTTCGTTTACATTAACACCGTCCGTAGGAGACATTCCCCTTTCAGTTGCATTCACGAATACAACATCAGAGAATGCTGTATTCAACCCATATAGTTGGGCATGGAATTTTGGAGATACAAACACAAGCACCAGTAAAAATCCATCACCAAATACATATTCAACTAAAGGAACCTATACAGTTTCATTGACCGCCACAAACGTTGCTGGTTCATCGACTCCTGCTACAACAACGGTTACTGCATATGATCCAGCGGATAGATTAGATTATAGTCCATCAACTCAATTGATGAATTGGAGCACTGATGGTGGTGGAATTCTCATTTCTAATTCTAATGTCACTTTGGCAAATTTTAAATCTATTATTGATCCTTCAAACATAAAGGCTATTAAGATAGATTCTACCGTCGATCCAATTACGACAATATCAAATACGAACTATTATACATCATTAGAATATTTGGGTATAGAAAATCAAGCGTTAACATCAATTAGTGGAATTGGTGTGACGGGATTAACTTCTCTTTCGTTGAAAAATAATGCTTCATTGAGTTCTGTCACAATCACAGATCTTCCAAATTTAACATACATTAATTTGGATAACAACGCTCTGGCCGGTACATTGAATTTAAGCTCCAGAACTCCATTGACGTTATTATCTGTAGCAAATAATGCTATTACTACTTTAAATGTTACCGGAAATACATCGTTGACAACGTTGTACACATATTTGTGTTCTAACTTGACACAAATCACGGGATTGACCAGTTGTACTGCATTAAATGTATTGCAAGTTTGGAACTGTGATTTGCGTGGAACCGGACCAACTCCATTTGATGTTAGTACGTTAACTAATTTGATCATTTTACAGGTTAGTGGAAATGCAAATCTTGGTGTGTTGGATGTAACTAACAATACAAAATTGAGACAGTTGTATTGTCAAGATGACGGGTTATCGTCAATCGATGTAAGTAATAACACTGAGTTACAAGCTTTGGCTATAAATGGCAATTCGTTGACTTCTTTGGATTTATCAAATAATACAAATTTGACGTTCCTGTATATGTATGCAAACACTAGTGTTGGTATACCCACAGGATTTAGTGGTTTGACAAAATTGAAAAACTTGGCAATAGCACAATGTGGAATTACGGTTCCGATTGATTGTACACCATTTGTTGATTTGGAGACGTTCTCATGTGGTGATAGTGATACTAATGTTCCGTCGGTTAACTTAAGCACATGTACCAAGTTGAAAGATATTGTGATAACCAAGTGTTCATTAATAACCACATTTAATTTACCAGCAAACGTACCTCAATTGAAATCGGTTTACGGATATCAATGTGCGTTGACCGTTACTGAGGTCAATAGTATTTTAACTAAATTGGATGCTAATGGAATCACAGGCGGACAAGTTCAATTGTGGGGTGGAACAAATGCTGCTCCTACCGG